GAGCCGTGGAAAAAGCTCACCTCCGTGGAAAAAGCTCACCTCCGTGGAAAAAGCTCACCTCCGTGGAAAAAGCTCACCTCCGTGGAAAAAGCTCACCTCCGTGGAAAAAGCTCACCTCCAGTGGAAAAGTTCAGACATACCTATCCAGTGGAAAAGTTCAGACTACACATTAAATCGTGCAGTCTTTATTGCTTCTATCAATGCTCTTTTGAACTGGTGATTTATCCGTGACCTTATACCGTTAGCAACAACGGTTGCTGGATTGTATTTTGCCTTGTTATTTACTGAATCCTGGAAGTGATACAGCACCTGTATGCTTTTGTTTTTACCTCTTCCAGTCCTTCTGGCTATATACAAAGGCAGGCCGCCTTGCTGATTGGCTTTCCTGTACGTCCCTTTCCTGTAAATAATAAAGTTCTTAGCGTCCCTAGAGCCAGCATTGAACTGCTGAAGCAACTGTTTCGGCTGCATGGCCTTGGACACCGCTCCAGTAGACGCTAGACGCTTAACAGGCGCTCCTGAGAATGGCACTGTTTTCTTTCTTCCCTTGGCCTTCCTGACCCCGCCTGACACATGCTTATTCATAAACGCCGTGTCCGCCGATTTCGATGTAGAGGACGACTTGTTGCCGCCCATGTTTTTAGGCTGCTTTGTATTAGACGGAACCTTAAACCCCTTCTTGCCCCCCGTAGCCGCCCCCGCCGGTGCCTCTAACCTGTTCTCCTGAATCGCCGCCACCAACATGCCAGCATTCTTCCAGTGAGCCACGTTTGACGGTCTGATCGTGTGGACCTGCTGGAAGAATGGCTTGTTCCTAAAGGCGAAGGTCTTTCGGTATTCTCTCTTAAGGTCGTCATCCCTAACAAACCGTAGCGTATTGTTCAGAGCAAGAGATGTTGCAAACGGTATTTGCTTTTCCACCATGCGATCCACCGCAGCCTGGAATTGCTTGTCGTTCGCCTTGATAGATATCTTCATGAAACAACTCCTGCATCGTGCGGTACAAACGGTACGCTCCTATAGGAGCGTGTACCGTACCGTACCGCTTACTCGCTTTTGCCCTCAAACGGTACAATCCGTTCTGTACCGCCCTGTACCGTTTGTACCGCCTGTGCGCTAACACCAAGTAATAGCGTGGTTTTCCAGGTCTGAGACAGTACAGACCACCCGTCTCCATTTGTACCGATGTCGCCTGATGTAAGCAATTCGCCAACAATTCGTCCTTGACGGCTCGGTCGGACATATTGAACGGCAGATGACTGGCTAATGCCCATTTGGTTGACATGATATCCGATAAGATCATCACGAGATAGGAATGGATTTCCATCGACATCGAGAGGGTTTCCAGCGGCCTTCCAGGCCATCTCAAATGTCCTCTGGTGTTTAATGACCGGATTGTCTTTGGTTGGTTTGATAGGCTCAACCCCCTCGACCATGACGGCTGATGTCACCTGTTCACCATCTTCATCATACCAGCCAGATATCGGGACGGATTGGAGTTCTGCAAATAGATTTGGGGCTGCTTCAGCATCTTTGGATTTACGCTGAACGATTTCAATCGTATCGCCAGGAACTACAGATATCTCGACATCCAACGCGCCTTTCCAGGCTGATGATCCCCTAGCTCGATGCTGGGCCTCGGCTGATACGCCGGTATGATGGACTAGGATTACTGTTGCCCCGAACTCTTGGATCAATGCACCGCAGGCGTCCAGCATTCCTTTGGCGTCCTGGGCTGAGTTCTCATCACCCTGTAAGTGCCTATGCAACGTATCAACCACGATGGCCGTTGGAACCTCTGGCAACGAACGAATGGCCTCTACAGCCTTCTGGTAGCCCTCTGGAGCGTTCAAGTCTAACCCATGGGCTGAGATATACATATTGAGTGCATCAACCTTGTTATGCGCCTTCCAAGCGGCTAACCGCCCGCGCAATCCATGATGGCCCTCGCCCGCCAGATATACCACCGACCCATGGCGGACCTTGTTCCCGAACCAATGGCCAATCGATCCGCGAGATGCCACAGACCCCATCATGTCTAAGACCATGAAGGTTTTACCTGACCCTGATGGCCCATGGATCATGACTAAACCTTCTCTCTGTATCCAGCGCTTAACCAACCATTTGATCGGTGATGGCTGGGCTGAGAAGTCGTCAGCAGGGATTAACCAATCATCCTGGGCTGGAAATAAAATGCCCATTAGGTCATGGCCAGCTAGAGCATAATCGTTCGCATCGCCTAACTCCGGCGGCATGACGATGCGGCACCCATGTTTCGCAGATGCCTCATCAGCCTTGTTCCGGCCAACCCCGCTTGCATCGTGATCCGCCACGACTACGATATCCTGCGTCACACCGTGAGTTTGGCGTAGCTGGCGAACGACCTCTGGCAGGTTATTGGCACTGTATGCAATGACAACTGGCCTATTTGACACCTCATGGATCGTGGCTGCTGTGGCAAAGCCTTCTGCGACGAATATCGTTGAGCCATCGAGATCGCCTAGCGTCCAAGAGCATCCCCTCGTCGCAGCGCCTGGATGGTAGCGTTTGTCCTCTCCAATATATTGTAGGCTCGACAACTCACCGGCGTCATCAAATAGCGGGACAATTAAACGCCCGTCTCCCGTGGTCCTTACCCCATGCGGTTTGATGCCTTTGCGAGCCAGGTATGGATGGTCAGGTGATGCGCCTGTTGCATCCCTCCAGATGGCTTGCACCGTATCCGCCGCGACCTCCGCTTTCCTCTGCCTCTCTTCATCTCGCCGCGCCTTGGCTTCGCTCTGACGCCGGACAATTGACATATGCTCGGCGGCAGTCATCTCGCGACCTATGTCGGCCCGAAATGTGACATCTATCTGGTCTCTCCAACAACCAAAGCGCCCGGCCACTGGTTCATCTGGGAATGCGACGTACCAGCCTGAATCGTCTCTTTTGCGACCCTTCGTACTAAACCGATGCAACTGCCCGTCGATCCTGATTTGAACCGGAGGCTCAATGCCAGCGGATCGCATGGCGTCTGCAAGCTGTAACTCAGGAGGATCAATGTGTTTCTTCGTCGGCAGTGTGAATGCGCCGCCAAATATGTTTGTGACATCAACCATCTGTTTTATCCTTTCGCGCGTTAGTCCGGCTTTTCCTCAACGCGAACTCAGCACCGAGGGCCGTGTACCCCGCCTTATCGACCCAGCTATCTTCGTGATTTAGCGTGGTCAACAACCGGCAGGTTTTCAGCCAATCCATCATAAGTGCGACGTGAGCAGGTGTCAGTTCTCCAGACCCGGACAACGCTTCTCTCATAATGACGTTCCAACCGTCCGCAATTCTTTCGTGGTTTTGATAAGCGTCACCGTAATCTCTTGCCCGCTGACCGTTGATCAGCTTCTCAGCCTTCGACAGGACTTGCTCCCGCTTCATCTCAGACATCTGCTCGAAGCCTTCCTTGTGTGACGATCTGGATTTGATACTGCCGCAACATTGGAGGCCGGTCAGCCCATTGGGATACTGCGGATTGACTTATGTCTAACGCCTTGGCAATAGCGGCCTGCGTTTCAAAATAGTCTAAAACGTCCTTCGTTGTCATTTATTTTGCTCCTTATGCGATTTTGACTTTACACCATAAGGGAACTTTTATAAGCTGTCTATACTAATCGCAAACGGAATTGTCCGAACGCGAGACGAAAGGACTAAAATGATTAACTTACAAAACACCGGAAAAGCCACGGCAGACGCCATTAAGCTGTTGGTATACGGCGCGGCAGGAGTAGGCAAAACAAGCTTAATCCCAACGATGCCAAAGCCGATTATCTTGTCCGCAGAAGCTGGGTTGTTAAGCATCGCTTCAGCCGATCTGCCATTTCTTGCCATTAAATCCATGGATGATCTGCGCGAGGCATATGCTTGGCTAACGACATCAGACGATGCCAAGGGTTATAAATCTATCGCGTTGGATAGCATATCTGAGATCGCTGAAGTCTGCCTTGAATCTGAGAAGGCCAAGGCCAAAGACCCTCGTCAAGCATTCGGCGAAATGGCAACAACGATGGCCCAGGTTATTCGCATGTTCCGGGATATTCCCGACCGCCATGTGCTGTTTACTGCGAAGCTCGACAAATCCCAGGATGAGACGGGGAGAATGCTGTATGCCCCGTCAATGCCTGGGAATAAGACTGGGCAGGCGTTGCCATACTATTTTGACATCGTGGCAGCACTCCGCGTTGAGAAAGATGCCGACGGAAATGCTCAACGTGCGCTCATGTGCGATACCGATGGGCTTTGGCAGGCCAAGGATAGGTCTGGGAAACTTC